TTAATGCGTTGAGCTATGCCCTTTACGGCAACGCCCTTACTAATATTAAAAAGGATAACCTAATCAATAAAACTAACGGTAAAAACATGTTAGTTACTATTGATTTTGAAAAAGACGGTATTGACTATCGTATTGAACGGGGACGCAAGCCGGGCATTATGAAATTCTTTGTTTCAGGTACTGAACGGGAAATTACTGATGATGCACAGGGCGATTCGAGAGAAACGCAAGCCGACATTGAACGCATGTTGGGCATGAGTCACGAAATGTTCAAACACATTGTGGCTCTTAACACTTATACCGAACCGTTCCTAGCACTAAAAGCCAACGACCAGCGTGTTATTATTGAACAGTTGTTGGGTATTACGCTGTTAAGTGAAAAAGCAGAAAAACTCAAAGAACTCAGCAAAGCCACGAAGGATGCTATAACACAAGAAGAGTTTCGAATCAAAGCAGTAGGCGATGCTAACAAACGCATACAAGATCAAATTGATGCACTACTTAGACGCCAAACTATTTGGAACAAGAAAAAAGCTGAAGATGTAGCGGCGCTACAGGCCGCTTATGATCAATTGGCCGAAATAGATATTGAAGCAGAACTAGAAGCGCATCATGCACTTACAGTTTATAACGAAAAGTCCAAGCAAATCAAAGAGTTGACTAACTGGATCAAACGCTGTGAACTTGATGAAGCAAGAGAAAAGAAAGAAATTGCTAAAGTCAAAGCCGACATTGCAAGTTTAGAAAATCACACTTGCCACAGTTGTGGTCAAGCGTTCCACGACGACAAACAAGAAACCCTGTTGGAAGAAAAGCGACAAGCATTGCAAGAAGCCGCATTACAAGCACTAGCAACCAATACACAGTGGACTGAACATACCGATACACTTCGAGCCTTGGGCGAACTAGGTGCTCAACCGCAGGTGTTTTATGATAACGAAAGCGATGCGTTTGAACATCGTAGCAGTATGGGTGCTGTACTGGCGCAACTAACTGCCAAGGAAGCTGAGTCAGATCCATATGTAGAGCAGATTCAAGAAATGCGGGAGCAGGCACTGGAAGAAATCGATTACTCCGCAATGAACGAGCTGGTTAATCTTAAAGAGCACCAAGACTTTTTGTTGAAACTGCTGACCAATAAAGATAGTTTTATTCGTAAACGTATTATTGATCAGAACTTATCATACTTGAATACACGATTAGGACAATACTTAGATCGCATCGGCTTGCCACATACTGTCAAGTTCAACAACGATTTAACTGTAGCAATTAGTGAACTAGGCAGAGACTTAGACTTTGATAACTTGAGTCGTGGCGAACGTAACAGACTTATTTTAAGTTTGTCGTGGGCGTTCCGTGATGTATGGGAAAGTTTATATCAGCCCATCAACTTGTTGTTTATTGACGAGTTAGTTGATAGCGGCATGGACAGTAGTGGTGTTGAAAACTCGCTTGCTATTTTAAAGAAAATGGCACGTGAGTCTAATAAGAGTATTTGGCTGGTATCGCATAAAGATGAATTAGCCGGACGTGTAAACAATACTCTACACGTAGTTAAAGAAAACGGATTTACAACTTATAATACCGATGTTGACATTGTTTGAAACTGCTAGAGTCTTGCACGTTGAGCCAACAGATGTTTGTCAGGCTTCTTGTCCTGCCTGTGCCCGCGAAACAGATACAACATTTAACAAAAAGGTGCATAACTACCACACATTACGTAGTTTTAAAGAAACCGTGCCTGAGAAACTTATCTATAGATTAGACAAGTTGTATATGTGTGGCAACTACGGAGACCCTGCGGCAAACGAAGAAAGCAAAGGTATTCTATCATACGTGCGCGAAGTAAACAGTAGTATAGTTCTGGGCATGAACACTAACGGTGGGCTACAAGGTCGCTGGTGGTGGGCCGATTTAGCTAACATATTGTACAAGCCCAAGGACTATGTTGTGTTCAGCATAGACGGATTAGAGGACACAAATCACATCTATCGACGTGGTGTCTCTTGGGATCGTGTTATGCATAACGCAGAAACATTTATTGCCGCAGGCGGTAATGCCCATTGGGACATGTTGGTTTTTAAACATAACGAGCATCAAGTTGATGCTTGTGAGCAGTTAGCACGTAGCATGGGATTCCGATGGTTCCGTGCTAAAGTTAGTAAACGAGATTTTTTAGGTGGTACCGAGCAACCCATTACGTGGATGCACCCTGTATCAACTGGAACAATCCAATGTCAAGCATTGCAAGACCATGGATTGTTTTTAAACAGTCGGGGCCAGTTCAGTCCCTGTTGTTGGCTAGGTGAGGCTGACCCAACAGCAGATTTCGAACAGGTTCAGGCCAGCTGGGCTACAGCAAATCCGCACAAAACCTGTGCAGAAATATGTAGTTCAACCAATTCTGTTACGAATTTTGCTAGTCAATGGCAACGTGTAACAGAATTTTAATAATATTTTATCATGGCACATCAAGGCATAATTACAAAGCATGACATGGACATATCAAGGCTCTCCAGTTCTAGAACTCCCCGAAGACTGTGCGGGCTTCGTCTATCTCATCACAAATCGTGTATCGGGGCGCAAATACATAGGTAAAAAACTAGCAAAATTCTCTAAAACATCATATAAAGTAGTAAAACTAAAAAACGGCACGAAAAAGAAAAAGAAGATCAGAAGCAAAATCGACAGCGACTGGCAAACATATTATGGCTCAAACGATGAATTAAATCGAGATGTTGCGGCTTTGGGCGCAGATCAGTTTACACGAGAAATCATGTACTACTGTCGCTCTAAAGCCGAATGCAGTTATATCGAAGCAAGAGAACAATTTACACACCGAGTGCTAGAATCACAAGATTATTATAACGGACAAATCTCTGTCCGTGTCCATGGCTCCCATATAAAGAAGTTAAACGGTTAACGACTCGCACAAGTCTAAAAACGTGTGCCTAGCGACAACTCGATAAAAAGAGGGACGGAAGACTCTGCGCCGTACGGAGCACTCAATCACTATCCTTGACAGGACGAAGATCACTAATTGCCGTGGTTTGATTGTTTGAAGAAGATTTTTAAAGGCTAAAAAGACGCTCTAGTGATAGAGCACGTTTGTATAACATGTTAGCGTATGATATACAAATCGCCGTTGTGATAAAGACACAACTCGAGGTACCGGACAACCGCCTCTGTAATGTTGTAACGCTAGTGTGGCTGTGCTACTCAGATGAAGTTAAATTCATTTTCTTTGCCCTGTGCGGGCAAAGTGTGACCGATTAATCTAGATGAAACTATCATCGCTTCGCTCTTGAATTTAATATATGTTGTGAGCGTAAGCGAAACAACAGATGTCTGTAAGACATCTTTAAATGTTAATAGATTTTCTCTTCGACGATACGGCTATTAGTTAATAAATTAATATCTTTCTTAATAGCGGCACGAATATCATTTTTTAAGTAAACCTCACGGGCTAAGTGAACGAAGTCTTCATTGAATACTTGGTTGCGTTCGTGCTGTCGTTTAGAGTCTTCGATTACCCATAGGGCTGAGTTAATCTCGTACAAGTCTGCTTTGAGAGCAGAAACATCTACGTGTAGGCTGCGGTATATTTCAAGTAGTAGTCTAAGCTCTTCTGCTACATTCTCCAGTTTAACTGGGTCTGTAGTTTTGGTCTGTTTAATTTCTAGGATTGTGATTTTATCTACGAGTTCACCTATGCTAATAGGTGCTAATACAGTATTTTTCATAGTTTAGAAAAAAGGTAGTCCTGATTTTTTTGTAGTTTCCAAGTTCTTATCAATAATCTTACCAATGATCTTTCGCTCGGAACTGCTTAATAACATAGCGTCATCATATGTTATTCCGCCGCGCATATACCAACATAGCGTTAGTAGATCTTCTTTAAGGGCTCTTGATTCCCGATCCATCCTATCCAACCACGAGATAATTTCCTCGTTAGTTAGTGTCAAGAGCCGTTGCCGAAAAAATTTGATTGATTAAATTCCAATGTGGTTGTGTACTCTTTAGAGCAGTCGCCACAGTTAATGGGAATTGGCTGTGTTTTATTGTTCTCAACAAGTTTGTTAATTTTGTCTTTGAGTTCATTAAACACTTCACGACTGGAGTTTTCAATAAACTCATAAATGAATTTACGGTCAGTTACTTCAGTGTTGTCTTCGGTAGTGATGCTTTCAATACAGGTAGCAATGATATCGATGTTCATCTTTTTAAGTTTGTTAAAACTCTCAGCGAACTTCATAGTCTTTTCTTCTTCACTTAGTTCATCGTTATTAACTACACTGGTAATTAAACGTTGTTCTTCGTAGTTGATTAGACTAACTGTATTGATATCTTGATAAGTCTGTGGCTTGAATTTGAACTTTAAAGTCTCGATAAAAGCTGGACGACTGTAATCAATTTCTTTATATCTATCTAAAATAGTACGTAGATCCAATGCATGATTGTTTTCGGCATTGCAATGCGGACAAGTAGTATCCAAGTCCATCTCAGTACCATAGCTGGCCAGTCGTATAGCAACAAATACTGGGTCTACGTCGACTGCGGGCATGGTCCACGGGTCTTTGATGTTGGGACAGCAACTTTTAATTACTTCGATCATACCCGAGCCATTTAACAGCGCATCTGGTGTGCGTAGAGTTAGCTCGTCTTTAACAGTCATTGGGTACACAGGAATCTGTCCGGTAGTAGGCAAATCCAACGCACCTGAGGGATAGTATTGCCCTTGGCTGGGTAATTTTAAGTAAACTGCGGGTTGTCTAAAATGTTTGAACAGCGGGTTCTCAGCCGGATTCGACATGGTTTTGATCTCCATAAATAGATGTATAATTCTATTTATCGCGAAAAAACATGGCCGCTGTAACAATTAACATACCCAATATTGGCAATGTCACTGCCGAGAATGC